CGAATCCGCAGGATGATGTTATGGAGCGCCTGCTTACTGCGAGGAGGGGTAAATAGTGGACATACGGACATTAAAGCTGTCGGACTTGAATCCTGCAAAATATAACCCTCGCAAAGAGCTAAAGCCGGGCGACACAGAGTTTGAAAAGCTCAAGCGCTCCATCGAGAGCTTCGGATATGTCGAGCTCATCGTCGTAAACGAGACGACGGGCTTCACGGTCATTTCTGGGCATCAGCGGCTTTCGGTTTTGAAAGCACTCGGTTATGACAGCGTGGAGTGCATCGTGGTGAGCCTTGATGCCACCCGCGAAAAGGCGCTCAACATCGCCATGAACAAAATATCCGGCGAGTGGGACACGAAGAAGCTTTCAAATCTGCTGTCAGATTTGAAAGCAGAGGATTTCGATGTGACGCTGACCGGCTTCGATACCAGCGAGATCGGGCTCATGCTCGGAGTCGATGATGAAATCGTTCAGGACGAAGTGCCGGAGATCGAGGCTGACGTTCCGACAATATGCCAGCCGGGTGAGCTATGGCAACTCGGTCGGCATCGCTTGCTCTGCGGCAGCAGTACGGATAGAAACGATGTGGCGTTGCTCATGAATGGTCAGTACAGCAAGCTGCTGTTCACCTCACCGCCATACAGCGATATGCGTGAGTACAACGGCGGTAAAGACCTGTCGGTTGAATGTATTGCGCAGTTTATTTCTTGCTACGAACCGTTCACGGCGCTACAAGCAGTCAACCTTGGCATCCAGCGTAAAGACGGTGAAATCTATCCCTATTGGAATGCCTACATTGATACAGCGAGCAAAGCTGGTCTGAAGCTGCTGGCGTGGAATGTGTGGGATAAGCTGACCTGCGGCAGTGTTGGACAGCAAAGCGCAATGATACCAATTCGGCATGAGTGGCTTTTTTGCTTTGGCAAAGAGCTGGTGCCGGTGAATCCAACGTGGCGTAAAAAGGAAGCAAGCATCTACTCAGGCGGGCGTTATAACAAGATACGTCAGGCGGACGGCTCCTTCCGTATCGCTCGGCGCGGCAACGAAACCGGTGCATTCAAAAAGATGGAGAGCCTTCTGGAGCTGCCGGAGCAGACGAGTCTTGAATCGGTTACAAAGCAACTCAGCGAAAAGGGCAAAATCCGTGCAGAACACCCTGCCACGTTCCCTGTGGCACTGCCTTCGGAATACATTGTAGCGTTCACCGGCGAGAACGACATCGTGGTCGAACCTTTTGGCGGTGCGGGTACGACGCTCATTGCCTGTGAGCAACTTGACCGCACCTGCTACATTATGGAGCTCGACGCGCACTACTGCGACATTATCATAAAACGCTGGGAGAATTTCACCGGCAACACGGCTGTGAAAATAGAAAGGAAAAATTGACATGACTACTTACAAAACCGCCGAAAGTGTATGCATGGGGCACCCGGATAAGCTGTGCGACCTCATCGCAGACAGCATTCTGGATGCATGTCTCAGAAAAGATAAATCCGCTCGCGTCGCCTGCGAAGTAATGGCGACCAAGGGGAAAATCATCGTTGCGGGCGAAATCACCTGTGACGGCAAAGTGGATATCCGTTGGGAGGTGCGCGAAGTCCTCCAAAAGGTCGGCTACAATCCGTGGAAGTTTACTGTCTTTGTGTTTGTCCACAAGCAGAGCGCCGACATCAGCGCAGGAGTGACCACTGCGCTCGAAGCCAGAAATGGCAGCGAGGAACGTTACTCTTCCATCGGCGCTGGCGACCAAGGCACCGTTTACGGTTACGCCACCAACGAAACCCGCGAGATGCTGCCGCTCCCTTTGGTGCTGGCGCATCGTATTTGTAAACGCGTAGATACCGTCCGCAAGGATAAAATCGTGAAAGGCATTCTGCCGGACGGTAAGGCGCAGGTCACGGTCGAATACGAGGATGGAAAGCCGAAGCGTGTGAAAACAATCGTGGTTTCCGTTCAGCATGAAGCCAGCAAGACACAGGAACAGCTTTATTCCGATATCAAGCAGAATGTGCTCTGGCAGTGCTTTGAGGATTTCCCATTCGACGACGATACTGAAATACTCGTCAATCCCTCCGGCAGATTTGTTGAGGGTGGTCCCGCTGCTGACACTGGCTTGACTGGCCGAAAGATGATGGTAGACACCTACGGAGGGCTTGCTCTCCACGGCGGAGGAGCGTTCAGTGGAAAAGACCCAACGAAGGTCGACCGCAGCGGTGCTTATATGGCGCGGTACATCGCAAAGAATATCGTCTGGAGCGGCCTCGCGGATAAATGCGGAGTCGCTCTTTCTTATGCCATCGGAAAGGCTGATCCCGTGGCTGTGGATATCGACACATTTGGCACGAGCGCTCTTTCCAACGAGGCTCTGCGTGAGATTGTGATGTCAGTGTTCAACCTGCGTCCGGCGGCGATCATGGAGAAACTGCGCCTGCGTAACGCCATCTACGCGGATACGGCAGCATACGGGCACTTCAATTCATGCCTGTTACCTTGGGAGGATACCAGCATTAGGCTATACAACGAACTAAGAAAGGCGGCTGAAGCGTATGCAGATAGAAAAATTGAAAATTGAGCAGCTTATCCCGTCTGACTACAATCCACGTAAAGACCTGAAGCCCGGTGATGCCGAATACGATAAGCTGAAGCGCTCCATTGAACAATTCGGTTACGTCGAGCCGGTCATCTGGAATAAGACCACCGGGCGTGTCGTTGGCGGACATCAGCGTTTAAAGGTGCTCATCGATATGGGCATCACTGAGGTTGAGTGTGTCGTCGTCGAGCTGTCGGAGACAAAGGAAAAGGCACTTAATGTGGCGCTCAATAAAATATCCGGCGATTGGGATAAAGATAAGCTGGCGCTACTCATTGCTGACCTGCAAGGCTCCGATTTCGATGTTTCGCTCACGGGCTTCGACCCATCCGAACTGGATGACCTATTCAAAAGTAGCATCAAAGATGGTCTGCACGATGACAATTTTGATGTCGATGAGGAGCTCAAACAGCCGCCGGTCACTAAGCTCGGCGACCTCTGGACACTCGGTCGGCATCGGCTGGTCTGTGGAGACAGCACCAAAGTAGAAACTTTCGCCGTTCTTATGGATGACCGCAAGGCGAATCTGGTCATCACAGACCCGCCTTATAATGTAAACTACGAAGGCAGCGCAGGAAAAATCAAGAACGACAACATGGCAAACGATGCTTTTTACAATTTCCTGCTGGCAGCTTTTCAGAACACTGAGGCGGTCATGGCGGATGCCGCCAGCATATACGTTTTTCATTCCGACACCGAAGGACTGAATTTTAGAAGAGCCTTTTCGGATGCCGGTTTTTATTTGTCCGGTTGCTGTATCTGGAAAAAGCAATCGCTGGTTCTGGGGCGTTCTCCGTATCAGTGGCAGCACGAGCCTGTGCTCTACGGCTGGAAGAAAAGCGGCAAGCATCAGTGGTACAGTGGGCGCAAGGAAACGACCATCTGGGAGTTCGACAAACCCAAGAAGAATGGCGACCACCCGACAATGAAGCCTATCCCGCTGCTGGCCTATCCTATTATGAACAGCAGCATGACAAATACGCTGGTGCTCGACCCCTTCGGTGGCTCCGGCTCCACGCTCATTGCCTGTGAACAGGCCGACCGCTCCTGCGTCACAATCGAACTTGATGAGAAGTTCTGCGATGTCATCGTGAAGCGGTATATCGAGCAGGTCGGTGCGGCGGATAAGGTGTCCGTCCAGCGTGACGGGCTGTCGTATTCGTATGCGGAGGTGAGCGCCGGTGAGGATTGCAATCCTTGATGCCGATCTCCTTGGGCGCAAGCGACACCGTTTTCCCAATCTTGCTTGTATGAAGCTCTCGCACTACCACAAGACACTCGGTGATGAGGTCGTGCTTAAAACTGACTACGGTGGCTTGGACACTTTCGATCGCGTTTATATCTCCAAGGTTTTCATGGATACTCCTGTGCCGGATACCGCTTTGAAGCTGAGCAATGTCAGCTACGGCGGTACCGGCTTTTTCTATGACAAGGCACCAGCACTGCCGGAATTGGTTGAACACCAGATACCGGACTACCATTTATATGATGCTTGGGTTATGGAGCAGCTTGTCGCCGGTAAGAGGTCGCAGGAGTTCTCATATTACACAGATTACTCCATCGGCTTTCTGACCCGTGGCTGCTTCCGTAAATGCATGTTCTGCGTCAATCAAAATTACGACAGGGTGATGATACACAGCCCGCTGTCGGAATTTCTCGAAAACAGTCGGAAGAAAATCTGCCTGTTAGATGATAATTTTTTCGGTTGTCCCGAATGGAAAAAGCTTCTTACGGAGCTTCAAGCGACCGGTAAACACTTTCAGTTCAAACAGGGCCTCGACGAGCGGCTACTCACCGATGAGAAATGCGCGGCACTGTTTGGCAGTCGATACGACGGCGACTATATTTTTGCTTTCGATAATGTTGCTGACGCAAAGCTCATTGAGCAGAAGATTCAGCTTGCTCGAAAATACACTAACGCGGTCATGAAGTTTTACTGCTTCTGTGGCTTTGATCGTGATAACCATTGGGACGCGGCTTTTTGGCGGCAAGATGTATTCGACCTGTTTAAGCGCATAGAAATCCTGATGCAAAACCGCTGCCTGCCGTATGTGATGCGCTTTTCCCGCTATGCAGAAAGTCCCTATCGTGGTGTGTATGTTACGATCGCCCGCTGGTGCAATCAGCCGAGCTTCTTCAAGAAAAAGAGCCTGCGAGAGTTCGCAGAGCTAAACGGCAGGGACAGCGCTTGTTATAACTACTTGCGTGACTTTGAAAGATGTTTCCCGGCAGTCTCACACTTCTATGATATGAAGTACAAATAAGCACAGGTTTTCCGGCTCGATTTGGTACATATATTTATCAAAAAAGTCTTGCTATTATGTACTTTTAGAGTGATCTATGTATGTACCAAAACGAAGGAGGTTTTGTAAAATGGAGTTAAAGTACAACATCACAGGAAATGACCGGAAGCGGCTGGTCACGGCAATCGCAGAGAAAATGGAGTGCGCAGCAAAGTACATGGGTGCGCCGACATTCGCATACGAAGTGGACTACATCACCATCGACAAAAACGGTACCGTGAGCTTTGATGACCGCGCCGACAGCGATGAGGTTGAGATGCTGGTCGAGGAGCTACTCGATAAGGGTTTTGAGCCAGAAGCGCGACTGGAGGATGAAACTGAAAAGGCTGGTGACTCGCTCATCCTTTCCTATCCTCGTAAGGATATCAGCGATGTGGCACTGGAAAACCTGCGCTTACTGGTGGCAAGCAAGGAATCACTTATCAAAAAGGCGTTATGCGCCGATACGCTGCCGATTGAGGTTACGGACGAAGTGGTCAGCTTTCCGTGGTTTGTGGGGTTCCCACAGCCGGAGGAAATCAACGCCTACGCCCACTTCACCGGAAAACTAATCAGCATGGCAAAAACGCAGAAGCGCATCACCGCCAAGGATAAGGAAACGGACAACGAGAAGTACGCATTTCGCTGTTTTCTGCTTCGGCTTGGCTTTATTGGTGATGAGTACAAGGCGGCGAGAAAGATACTGCTCCGCAACCTTTCCGGAAGCTGTGCATTCAAGAGCGGCAACCCGAAGGTGCAGGAACTGGTCGAGCGCATCAATGCAGACGCCAGTCTCTATGATGACGTGATGAGCCTGCAGGACAAGGAGGTGGGCAGCAATGAATAACCGCTTCCCTTCGCGGGAGCTTGTTGAGAGCCTCCGCAAGCGTTACCCGATCGGATGCCGTGTGGAGCTTGTCCGAATGGACGACCCACAAGCGCCGCCGGTCGGCACCAAAGGCACCGTGCGCGGCGTGGACGACATCGGCTCGGTCATGGTGGCATGGGACAACGGCTGCGGCCTGTCCGTGGCTTACGGTGAGGACGCCTGCAAGGTGGTGAGCGGCAATGAGTGAAACGGTCAAGAAGCAGATTCTTGCCATCCGCGACACTGGGCTGACGAATATGTTCGATGTCCGCACGGTGCAGCGCATCGCCAACGACATGGAATTCTACGAGCTGGTGGTGTATCTGGAGGAGCATCGACGCGAATACGCGCATTTCATTCTCACCGGCGAAGCGTAAACTACACAATTCCGGCGGCGAAATTCGCTGTAAAGATCGTATAGTTTATGCTGGTATATATCGCAGAATTGCCTTGCTATAGTGTGCTTTTAGAGCGATCATGTGTATAACAAAACAAAGGAGGCACACCCCACCATGACAGACAAGCAGTTGAAACAGGCAAAAAGCCAGCTCCCGCAAGGCGAGCGCTTCGACCGATCCTACAGCGCCTTTGAAGGCGGCATCAGACTGATTTCCAAGAAAGCCGACGGTTCGGAAACCCGCTACAAAGTACACTTCGAAGCTGACGACAATGTTCGCATCGAGCGGTTTTAAGGAGGGAGCGACCATGTGGAGAGAAGGAAGCCTGAAAATTCACGACAGCATTTTTCACTATTGGATGAAGCAGTATGACGAGGGTTCGCAGTTCGGCATCGAAGGCGGCAGAATCAGCAAGCTGATGCTCAAGCGGAACGGCGAGGTTGTTTGTAACTATGACAGAGGCTGGGACATCAAGCCCTCCGACCCTGATACGCAGCTTGCGCTGGAGATTTTGCTTCACGGCGAAAACCACTAACCCGCACAAAAGAAAATAGCCGAGGTCAGCCCTGCGTGGGGCTGTATCTCGTACAGATAGATTATGAAGGCACCGGAGGGTGTCTATTTTTATGCCATTTGGAAGGAGGCAGTGCGATTGCGCAAACTAAAAAAGTATAAACAGACGCGCTTCAAGATGCATGATTCGACCTATGATAAAAATGCTGCTGACTACGCCGTTGCATTCATTGAATCGCTCTGCCACACCAAAGGCACATGGGCTGGTAAGCCTTTTGAACTCATAGACTGGCAGGAGCAAATTATCCGCGATATTTTTGGAACACTCAAGCCTAACGGATACCGGCAGTTTAATACTGCCTACGTGGAGATACCAAAGAAGATGGGAAAAAGCGAGCTTGCGGCAGCGGTCGCTCTCTTGCTCACCTGCGGTGACGATGAGGAACGCGCCGAGGTTTATGGCTGTGCTGCTGACCGAAACCAAGCATCCATCGTTTTCAATGTGGCGGCGGACATGGTGCGGATGTGTCCAGCTTTGTCGAAACGTGTCAAAATCCTCGACGCTACCAAGCGGCTCATCTTCCAACCGACCGGCAGCATCTATCAGGTGCTCAGTGCCGACGTTGGCAATAAGCATGGCTTCAATACACACGGAGTGGTGTTCGACGAGCTGCATACACAGCCCAATCGGAAACTTTACGATGTTATGACCAAAGGCAGCGGCGATGCGAGAATGCAGCCGCTGTATTTTCTTATTACAACCGCCGGAGATAACCAACACAGCATCTGCTGGGAGGTACATCAGAAGGCGCTGGACATTATTGATGGAAGAAAGCATGACCCCACCTTCTACCCAGTAATTTACGGCGCAGCGCAAGAAGATGATTGGACAGACCCCAAGGTGTGGAAGAAGGCAAATCCCTCTCTCGGCATCACAGTTGGCATGGATAAGGTTAAGGCGGCGTTTGAATCAGCTCGGCAAAATCCAGCCGAAGAGAACAGCTTCCGTCAGCTCCGCCTCAATCAGTGGGTTAAACAGGCGGTGCGCTGGATGCCGATGGACAAGTGGGATAAATGCGCGTTTGCCGTCGACGCGGAAGCTCTCGAAGGTCGTGTCTGTTACGGCGGACTTGACCTTTCCAGCAGCACCGACATCACGGCTTTTGTGCTTGTATTTCCACCCGGTGACGAGAATGACAAGTACTGCATCCTACCGTTCTTCTGGATACCCGAAGACAACATCGATCTCCGCGTCAAGCGAGACCATGTCAATTATGACCTATGGGAGCGACAGGGCTTCCTTCAAACCACCGAGGGCAATGTCGTTCACTACGGCTATATTGAGCAGTTCATTGCGGAATTGGGCGAGCGCTTCAACATCCGCGAGATAGCTTTCGACCGCTGGGGCGCGGTGCAAATGACGCAGAATCTTGAAACGCTCGGCTTCTCGGTCGTGCCGTTCGGTCAGGGTTTTAAGGATATGTCTCCACCGACCAAGGAACTTATGAAGCTAACACTGGAGGAGAAAATCGCTCACGGCGGGCACCCCGTCCTACGCTGGATGATGGACAACATATATATCCGCACCGACCCTGCAGGAAATATCAAGGCGGACAAGGAGAAATCCACAGAAAAGATAGACGGCGCGGTCGCCACCATCATGGCGCTGGACAGGGCTATTCGGTGCGGAAACGATACGGGCGAGAGCGTTTATGACAAGCGCGGCTTGCTCATTTGGTAAGGAGGTAAAAGCCTATGGGCATATTACAAGGTATATTCAAACCCCGCGACAAGCCTAAAAACCTCGGCACCGGCAACAGCTTTTTATGGGGAGGCTCGACCTCCGGCAAGGTGGTAAATGAAAAGACAGCCATGCAGATGACAGCGGTATACTCCTGTGTCCGTATCCTTTCGGAGGCAATCGCAGGGCTCCCGCTGTTTTTGTATAAGTACGGCGATGACGGCAGCAAGGAAAAGAGCCTCGAACATCCGCTATGGCGGGTCCTGCATGATGAGCCAAATCCCGAAATGACGAGTTTCGTATTCAGAGAAACAATGATGAACCACCTGCTTCTCACCGGCAACGCCTATGCTCAGATTATCCGCAACGCCCGTGGCGAGGTTATAGCGCTCTATCCGCTCATGCCAGACCGCATGGCCGTGGACAGGGATTCGCAGGGACGACTGTATTACCGTTATCGGAAAAATAGCGATGACGCGCCGGAAGTCGGCAAAAACAAGCAAAGCGACATTATCTTCGCTCCCTCGGACATTCTTCATGTGCTGGGGCTTGGCTACGACGGTCTGGTCGGCTATTCACCGATAGCGATGGCAAAAAACGCTGTGGGCTTGGCAATCGCCGCCGAGGAATATGGCGCTAAGTTTTTTGCCAATGGTGCGGCACCAAGCGGCGTTCTCGAACATCCCGGCACGATTAAGGACCCGGAGCGCATACGGGAAAGCTGGCAGTCCACCTTCGGCGGTAGTGCTAATAGCAACAAAATTGCCGTGCTGGAGGAAGGACTCAAGTACACGCCGATCGCCATCTCGCCGGAACAGGCGCAGTTCCTCGAAACGCGCAAGTTCCAGATCAATGAAATCGCTCGAATTTTCAGAGTGCCGCCACATATGCTGGCTGACCTTGAAAAGTCGAGCTTTTCTAATATTGAGCAGCAGTCACTGGAGTTCGTGAAATATACGCTCGACCCGTGGGTAATCCGCTGGGAACAAGCGATGAACAAGGCGCTCCTGCTCGACAGCGAAAAACACTCGATGTTCACAAAATTTAATGTGGACGGACTTCTTCGCGGCGACTATGCATCGCGCATGACAGGCTACGCGACCGCTCGACAAAACGGCTGGATGTCTGCAAATGACATACGAGAGCTTGAAAACCTCGACCGCATCCCTTCCGACCTCGGCGGCGACCTTTATCTCATAAACGGTGCTATGACTAAACTGCAGGACGCAGGTGCGTTCGCAAATACAACTACAACAGAAACGGAGGGAACCTCAGATGGACAAAACAAAACGAAGTCCCGTAAAGGCGCGTGAAAAAACGCACTTCTGGAATTGGGACAGTGATGAGGATACGGGCGTCCGCACCCTGTACCTCGACGGCACCATTGCGGACGAAAGCTGGTGGGATGATGAAATCACGCCTCGAATGTTCAAGGACGAGCTGATGTCCGGCGACAGCGATATTGTCGTGTGGATTAATTCACCCGGCGGCGACTGCGTAGCGGCAAGTCAAATCTACGCTATGCTCATGGATTACCCGCATGAAGTCACAGTCAAGATTGACGGTATCGCTGCTTCGGCGGCATCAGTCATCGCAATGGCGGGTACGCAGGTGCTCATGGCACCTACGGCACTAATGATGATTCACAATCCACTCACGGTAGCAATCGGCGACACCGAGGAAATGCAAAAAGCCATTGCCATGCTGGACGAAGTCAAAGAGTCCATTATCAACGCCTACGAAATCAAGACCGGGCAGTCCCGCGCAAAAATCTCTCATCTCATGGACGGCGAAACCTATATGAACGCAAACAAGGCGGTGGAGCTTGGCTTCGCGGACGGCATCTTGGAGAACGCCAAACGCGACCATAGCGACGATGAGGTCTTTGCTTTCAGCCGCAGGGCAGTCACAAACGCGCTATTCAACAAGCTCATCACGAAACCCGCTCCGAAGGCGGAGCAAAAGAATCCAGATGCGCCGACTGGCGTTTCTATCACAGAGGCTATGCAGAAACTGCAAGCCCGTAAATACATTTAACGGAGGTATTTGATTATGAAAAAAGTACTCGAAATGCGTGAAAAACGCGCAAAAGCATGGGACGCTGCAAAGGCGTTTCTTGATATTCGTGCGAAGGACGGTGTCCTTTCTACAGAAGACAATGCTACCTATGACAAAATGCTGGCAGACGTTGACGCAATGGCTCGTCAGATTGCCATTGAGGAAGACCGTGTGGCAAGGGATGCTGCAATGGCGCAGCCGACCAGTTCTCCCATCACGAGCAAACCGGGCGCACAGGACGGAAAAACCGTCCATCTCAGAGCGACCGCCGAATATCGTGAGGACTTTCTGAACCTTGTGCGCGGGAAGCGCCCGCTTCATAACGTCATGGAGGAAGGTACCCCTTCCACCGGCGGCTATCTTGTCCCGATTGAGTTCGACAAAAACCTTGTCCGAGCACTTGAGCGCGAGAACGTCATTCGTTCCCTGGCAAAGGTTATCACCACTGCTGCACCGCACAGAATTAACGTAGCATTGACTGATGTATCCGCCGACTGGGTGGTGGAAAGCGGCACCTTTACGCCCAGCACGCCAACCTTCAATCAGCTTTCCCTCGATGCGTACACCCTCCGTGCGGCGGCGCTGGTTTCGGAAGAACTGCTTCAAGACTCTATGTTCGAACTTGAGCCCTACCTCATCGACAATTTTGCCCGCGCTTTTGCGGCGAAGGAGGAGCAGGCCTTTTGCGTTGGAGTCGGCAACACCCAGCCTACGGGTATTTTCACCGCGAACGGCGGCGAGGTCGGAGTGACAACTGCAAATGCAACCGACATCAAGGCAGACGAACTCATTGACCTGACCTATTCTCTTAAAGAAGGGTATAAGAAAAATGCTGTATTCCTTCTGGCCAGCAATACTCTTTCTGGGATTCGCAAGCTGAAGGATGGAAACGGCGTGTACATGTGGCAGCCCTCTCTGCAGGCTGATCAGCCCGACCGTCTACTCGGTTTCCCTGTATATGTCTCACAGTATGCTCCGACCATCGCAGCAGGTGCCTACACAGTCGCTTTCGGCGATTTCCAGAACTACTGGATTGCGGACCGTACTGGCAGAACTGTTCGCCGTGCAGACGAGCTTCACATCGCCAACCTTCAGACCGGATTCTACGCTTTCCAGCGTGTGGACGGTAAGACTGTATTGCCCGAGGGTATCAAGCTGCTCAAGCAGCATGCTTAAAAGGAGGATGCGGCTATGTCATATAACGCAAAGAACTACACCGAACAAGGCGGCGAAAAAACCGTCATCGGCGGTACGCTGGAGATCAGGGAGGGAGCCTCGGTAACGGGGCTTCCTTCTGCAAACAACCAAGCAACCAGCACAGCGGCTACCGTTGCCGCAGTCAAGGATGATTTCAACGCTCTGCTGCTCAAGCTAAAAGATGCAGGGCTTATGACTCCGGATGCATGGAATGTATCGGTTTCTAAAATACCCACACCCAGTGGCGAGGATATAACCGCCAACCAAAGTAAGGTTACGGCGATCACTATTGAGGACGGTACTATTACCGTAGCTGTACCTGTATCTGAGCTGATTGCTTTTCCAAGCTCTAATCCGGCGCAGGGTACGCACAAGTGGATTGGTATGCTCATTACAACAGGACTTGCAGATATTACTGCGGTTAAGTATAACGGCTCTCAACTTACAGCCGCTGATGCTACTGAAGCCACTACTGTCGGTGGTTCAGCCGGAGATATCGTCATGTGGTTAAAATGCGATGAAATCATAAATACGCCGAAGGTCTTCACCCTGTGGGCTTCCGGCTATCCCGAAGCGACCTTCTCTGTAGTAATTACTGAACCGGAAGAATAATGAAAGGACGGTGGCGGTATGACGCTGCTTGAAAAAGTAAAGGCAAATCTCATTCTTGAACACACGGCGGACGATGAACTACTGCAGATGTACATCACCGCCGCAGTTAAATACGCCGAAAGCTATCAGCATCTCACAGAAAACTACTACACAGATCATCTGATGCCGCCTACCACAGAGCAAGCCGTCATTATGCTGTCGTCCCACTTCTATGAATCAAGGGACGGCAGCACGGGCGGCTTTTTTGCGGATAATGTGCAGGCCGGACAGCAGGTATGGAATACGGTCAACCTCCTTCTGCGGCTCGACCGGGATTGGAAGGTGTGAGAATGAGTTTTGGTAAGATGAATTCCTTTATTGACATCATTTCAGCAGAACCGGTCAAGGACGCCGATGGCTTTGTAAATCACGGAGACACAGTTCTTGCGTCAGTCAGAGCATATTTTGAGCAAAAGAACTCCACAGAAAAGTGGCGCAATATGTCTCAGAGCAGTGAGGTTAACGCCTTATTTCGCCTCCGCGCCCTATCGGGTCTTGAACTGAACAACCGTCACGTTATTGCCTGTGAAGGCAAACGCTACAACATATTCTCAGTTGAAAATGTAAAGAGCCGTGGAATGTTTCTTGAAGTATTGGCGGTGAGTTCTGATGGCTAAGGTCGATTTCAAAATGCCGGATGACTTCCTCCTCAAGGTGTCAAGGTTGGCTGAAAAAACCGACGAAATCGTACCGAAGGTTCTTGAAGCCGGTGCTGAAGTCGTATACAGCAAGGTAAAAAGCAACCTGGCTTCCGTGGTCGGTAAAAACACGAAGGTTGAAAGCCGTTCCACTGGCGAGCTTGAATCGGCGCTTGGCGTATCTCCGGCCAAACAGGACAGGGATGGCAACTTTAACGTGAAGATAGGCTTCAAAGAGCCGCGTTCGGATGGCGGCAGTAATGCTAAAATTGCAAACATCCTCGAATACGGCAAGCATGGTCAGACTCCGAAGCCTTTTCTGAAACCTGCCAAGAGCAAGTCAAAAGACGCTTGTATCGAGGCTATGACCGACAAGCTGGAAAGCGAGATTGATAAACTATGAGTATATTGTCCGAATTGAATGCACTTTTTGAAACCGCAAATATCCCTGTCGAAACAGGTGTCTTCAGCGGCGTGCCTACTGATGAATACTTGGTACTGACACACTTAACCGACACCTTTGCAGTTTTCGGAGATAATAAACCGCTTGCGGACATAAACGAGGTCAGGGTTTCGCTGTTCAGTAAAAATAACTATTTACAAAGAAAGAATCAGCTTGTGAGGATACTCCTCCAGGCTGATTGTGTTATAACCGACCGCCGGTATATCGGACACGAAGATGATACCGGCTATCACCACTACGCCATCGATGTGGCGAAATATTACGAACTGGAGGAATAGCAAATGGCTACTATCGGGCTTGATAAGCTCTATTACGCAAAGATAACGGAAGGCACGGACGGGACCGAAACCTACGGCTCTCCCATCCAGCTTGCCAAAGCGATGAAAGCGGACCTTTCGGTCGAACTGGTGGAAGCGACCCTTTACGCAGATGACAGTCCCGCCGAGGTTGTGAAGGAATTCAAATCCGGAAAACTATCACTCGGTGTCGACGACATCGGCACAACCGCCGCCGAAGATCTGACCGGGGCGAAGATTGACGACAACCATGTTGTGATATCCGGAGGTGAGGACGGCGGCGCTCCCGTTGCTATCGGGTTCCGCGCAAAGAAATCCAACGGGAAATACCGCTACTTCTGGCTTTACCGCGTCGTATTCGGTATCCCGGCGACCAACCTTCAGACCAAGGGTGACAGCATTACCTTTTCCACGCCGACCATCGAAGGTACGGTCTACCGCCGTAATAAACTGGACGGCAACGGAAAACACCCGTGGAAATCTGAGGTCAATGAGGACGACACAAGCGTTCCGGCATCTGTTATCACAGGCTGGTACACGCAGGTTTACGAGCCGACGTTCGCAGCTCCTGTCGGAGGTGGTGAATAATGGCTGATGAAAGAAGCGCAAAAGTCGCTATTGGTGGCCAGGATTACGAACTGATCCTTACCACCAAAGCGACCAAGGAAATTGCTAAGAGATACGGCGGCCTTTCTAATCTGGGTGAAAAGCTCATGAAATCCGAGAACTTCGAGATGGCGCTCGACGAGGTCGTGTGGCTCATTACACTGCTCGCCAACCAGTCAGTACTGGTACACAATCTGCAGAATCCCGCCAAGAAAAGGGATCTACTCACAGAGGATGCGGTCGAACTGCTTACCTCTCCACTCGAACTCTCCGATTACAAAAACTGCATTATGGAAGCAATGTTCAAGGGAACAAAGCGCAATATAGAAAGCGAGGACGAGTCCTCAAAAAACGCACAGGTCGGGTAAGCGACGAGGAGTTGTTTGCCCGGCTGATTTTTTACGGCGTCACTCTGCTTCACCGGTCCGAGCGGGAGGTCTGGCTTATGCCGCTGGGTCATCTGCTCGATCAATGGGAGATATATAAGCAGTTTAACGGCCTGGCAAAACCGAAGCGTGAGCATTACATCGATGAAATCATACCAAGCGGTATCTAAGGAGGTGGTGAGATATGGCGGATAATTTTGGCTTGAAAATCGGCGTCGAGGGTGAAAAGGAGTTCAAGAAAGCCCTTTCTGACATCAACCAGTCGTTCAAGATACTCGGCTCGGAAATGAAGCTGGTCGAGTCCGAGTTCGGCAAAAATGAAAACAGCGTCCAGTCCCTCACCGCCAAGAACGAGGTTCTGACAAAGCAGATCGATGCGCAGAAAGAAAAAATAGAAACGCTCCGCAAGGCGCTTGAAAATGCTTCCGATTCCTTCGGCGAAAACGATCGCCGCACACAGCAGTGGGCTGTTCAACTGAACAACGCGCAGGCAGAACTCAACGGCATGGAACGCGAGCTCAAGTCGAATGAAAAGGCTCTTGACGGTGTGGCAGACGAGTTTGACGATGCGGAAAAACAAGCGGATCAGTTTGGCGACGAGCTTAAAGACGCGGGTGATAAAGCCGACGATGCTGGCGGGCGGTTTCAAAAACTGGGCGGTGTTCTAAAAGGTATAGGAGCCGCAATGGGCACCGCTTTTGTCGCGGTGGGAGCAGCCGCCATCGGAGCAGCAAAATCCCTGACCAATATGACAGTCGGTGCTGCCGCCTACGCTGACGAAATCCTCACGATGTCCACCGTTACGGGAATGTCCACCGAAAGCCTGCAGGCATACAAATACGCCGCCGAACTGGTCGACGTCTCAATGGAGACCTTAACCGGTTCCATGTCCAAGCAGGTCAAGTCAATGGCGAGCGCAAGAGACGGTTCGGCAAAATTTGCCGATGCTTATGCAAAACTCGGTGTTTCTGTGGCAGATGGTAATGGACAGCTCCGTGACAGCGAGACCGTATATTGGGAAACCATCGATGCGCTTGGTAAAATCTCGAACGAAACCGAACGCGACGCCCTCGCTATGCAGATTTTCGGCAAGAGTGCTCGGGAACTGAATCCACTCATCGCCCAAGGCAGCGAAGGCATTGCAGCTTTGACAGAAGAAGCAAAGCGCATGGGCGCAGTCATGTCCGAGGATTCTCTGAACGCTCTGGGTAAATTTGACGACAGCGTCCAGCGCCTGAAGGCGGGTGCCGGTGCAGCAAAGAACGCGATGGGTACTATTCTTCTGCCCCAATTGCAGACACTTGCAGACGACGGTGTATCCTTGCTCGGCGATTTCACGCGCGGGCTCAATGAAGCCGGTGGCGACTTCGGCAAGATATCCGATGTAATTGGCAATGCAATCGGTGGCATAGCGGACATGATTCTTGAAAACCTCCCCAAGATTATGGAGGTTGCCGTTGACATTGTCATGGCGCTGGTAAACTCCATAACGGATAACCTGCCTATGATTATTGAAGTAGCCAGTTCGGTTATTTTCACGCTGCTCCAAGGTCTGGTCGAAGCCTTACCGCAGATTACACAGGGAGCCGTGCAACTGGTCATGTCCTTAGTGGATGGAATTATTGACAACCTGCCTATGCTCATACAAGCAGCCATCGACATGATTATTACCCTTGCGCTCGGTATCGCGGACGCACTCCCGGAACTAATTCCTTCTATCATAGAAGCAATCATTCTGATTGTGGACACTCTGCTTGCCAACATGGATAAAATCCTCGAAGCGGCTTTTGCCATCATCGCCGGTCTGGCTGAGGGACTTTTGAATGCGCTGCCAAGGCTCATGGAAGCGCTGCCGCAGATTATTACGACTATTATCGAATTCATTACCAGCAATCTACCCGCCATCATCGAGATGGGTATCACGCTTATTGTTCAGCTTGCAGCTGGCTTGATTCAGGCGATTCCGCAACTGATAGCCGCCCTTCCTCAGATTATTGTCGCAATCGTCAGCGGACTTGGCAGCGCGGTTGGTTCTGTCATGCAAATTGGTATAGATATTGTCAAAGGCCTGTGGGAAGGTATCAAGTCTATGGGCAAATGGCTGTCCGATTCGGTCGGTAACTTCTTTGGCGGGATTGTCGATGGGGTTAAAGGGCTTCTCGGCATCCACTCCCCGTCAACCGTGTTCGCCGGAATCGGCGGCAATATGGGTGAAGGCATAGGAATTGGTTTTTTAGATGCTATGAACGGCGTGGAAAAGGATATGCAAAAGGCAATACCAACCGAATTTGATGTTAACGCCACCGTAAATGGAAAAGGCAGTGCAAACAGTACCGTAAACCACACTGGAGTTATCCGGGTGGAAGGTGTAAACAACCAAAACGAAATGACCTCGGTGGTGGATATTATCATCGATCAGTTAAGGGGTGAGGTGCGGATATGACAGAACTGAAAGACATGGACAACGGAATTGTTATCACCCCGTTCGTTTCACTGAAAGAAAAACAGGAGGTTATCCGCACCCTCCACCGTACCATAGACGGCAGGCAACTGATTTCACGTTTTGGCGAGCCTGCCGTTTCGTATGATATTACCGTTTATGTAAAAGAGGACGGCAAACAGGCTTTGTTTTCTTCCGAAGACCAGCTTTCGCTTTTGAGGGTTACTTTGGGCGGCAAGGTGTATTTCGGCAGGATTATTAAACTGTCCGAATTCGACCGTATTTCAAGGGAGTATTTCAAAGCTGAAAGTACCCTTGCAAAGGAGGCGGATGTATGAGAAGCGTTCCGCTTGACCTAAAGCAGAAGCTCCTAAAACGCTTCTACGGAACATCGACTGACAACCTGCCCCAAATACAGGTTATTGCCAAACAAGCGAGTATCAACACGTTGATCACCGAGGTGATCCATGAAGATATCCCGGCGAACTTTGGTGATGTGGCCATCCGGCAGCTTCCGGGGGAAGCACAGCCGAGCCTTGTCTATGCCATTTGTATTGATAACGGTATGGGCAGTATTTACTCTCGCAAAATGCCCGCTTTTGCCGAGCAGGAATGGGAGTACCTCTGGAGTATCGGTTCGGTCAAGGACGCTGCGATTGAGTTTGATGGTGACTGGCGTATTAACCCGAAAAAGCGGTATTACGAACTGATGACCGAGGATGTGCCTTACATCTTTTTTACAGACAGCAGCAATAGCCTCTATGTACAGAAATGGAGTGATGCATCTTCAAGGATACCGCTTGCTGAGAATGCTTCTCATATTTCCGTCTGCCGTGGATGGCAGTCAACACTCGACACAGGCGTCGACCAAGGTTTAATTATCGGGTATCTGCGGGACGGCAAGGTGTTCTATCGCGCGTATTGTCAGCAAAGTAGCGGTGAATATATCTGGGAAACCGAAAACGAGGTCACGGAACTCGGAACCGGTAATAGCACTTTATGCGTCTTTCGAACTAACGATTTCAGAGTGGGTTTTCTAACTGAAAATGCAGGTGAAATGAAGTATGTTCTCTCCGAACGTACCTATGCAGGCCAAGCGATGCCGCCGGAATACGCGGAAAGCCAGCCGCAGGACGCAAAGGTATGGATGAACAATATCCGGTATTATTATCCTGTCTTTTCGGAACATGGAGCCGCTATTCCGGATAAGCCGTACCTTGCCTGCTATGTCACGAATACACCCGCGCTTGCAGCTGTTGAGCATGAGCGTATTGGGATTCGCGAGATTGTTATCACCTTCAATCGCCCTGTCGGAGGCGTACCCGGCGCGTTTGAGAACTACATCACAACCTTTCCGGTGCGTCCGGTGGAATCCTGTGTCTGGCAGAACGGCAATCAGTTGAAGCTGACCCTCGCACAGGATTTGGGTCAAAGCGTCACCTTTACGCTCACCGTCAAAAAGTGCCACGAGGCTTGGCAGATCATAAACGGCCACCGTATGCCGATTGAGGCAACCGAGTTTGTCCTTGCCGGTTTCCCGATACAGACCATACTCAGGGAAAACGTAACAGCGGAGGCGTTTGGGGGGTTATATATCAACATAAAAACAGACCACAGCGTATACCTCAATGAGAGCATTGCGGTTACTGTGGAAAGCGCCGTTACACTGCCGTCAGCAGGCATATTACCGATTTAGGGAGGATAAGTCATGGAATTAAAACACAAAGCGGTCATCCATAACCGGTTCGATGTTGAGGTGCGTGATGCCGAGACAAACGAACTGAAGCAGACGGCCGTCGCATATAATATTATTTTGAACCGATGGTTTCATTATTTTACCGAGACGGGTGGCGTGAATTATACCGCGACACCTCTTGCGGGTATAGCCGTCGGAAAGGGCACCGGAACGCTCGATGCAACAAGAACGGCGTTGTTTTCCCATATTGGGTTCAAGGTGCCTACCACGATTGAGACCGTATACGATTACCCTACTTCGTATATAACAAAAGAAATTCGCCTTGAAGCAGATCAGTTTAACGGGAACATCATAACCGAGGTTGGATTCATGGCGGCATACTACACTTCATATTATCATTTGGTTACCCATGCTTTTTTACAGGACAGCGAGGGCAATCAGATCGCCATCAACAAAACCGACACCGATGTGGTGATTATCCGGGGAACCTTCTATGCAACCTTCAACTGCACGGGTTTCGGAGATAACGGCATATATCCGGTGGCTGACCAAAACGGGGTTGTAAAATGGTTGTTGGGAACCGGCAGTTTTCCCAATACCATCTCATTTTCAAGGTATAATCTTGAGCATTCCTCAGATATGTTCAGCAACAAACATGGATCGAAAACTACTAACATGGACGCTTGCACCCGGAACCCGACCACATGGCGAATAGATTATCCGGTCATCACTTGGCTTGACACGGAGAGGAACAACCATACAGTTAGGACTATCGGTATCAACAGCATCGGCGCTATATCTCTGCCGAACCACACGATGTTCCCGCCGGTACAGGTAACCAAAATACCAATCGGCACGGGTGATGGAGCGACTACTGAATTTAATATAAAAGCCCCGTTTATCATCCCAAACTCGGAAGACATTTACATTAACAACGTGGCGCTTACAAAAGGAACAGATTACGAAATTGACTATGAGAGCAACTTCTGCGATATGCGGGAGAACTACCATACAGCAGGGCTTACCTGCAGAATGGACAATGTCAGTTTCGGCAACCTCAAGGTGGCCACGAAAAGCGGCTCCAATTACCGCGACCCGATTGCCTGGTGGGACTGCTACGAAGCAAACCAATATCCCGCATCCTGTACGGTAAATGAAGCGAACCCCATATTCTTTGACTTCGGTTCTGCGAAAGAATGCACCCGGTTGAAGATTGAAATCAACACCGTCCCTGCCGCACAGATAGATAATCTGAAAATACAGTATTCAACTGATAACGTAACATGGGCAGATGCGCCGGGTATGACAAGAGCAAGCCAGGTGTGGAGCTTTACGCTGACTTCGGCGCGTTACTGGCGCGTGTTTATCCCTTCATATAACTGGTCATACGGTTTGACAACGGGAACGAATACCCGCGACGAGCAGGCTTTCGGCACCACCTTCTTTCTCGGCAAAACCGTGCCGGGGTTAAAGTTTACCACCCCTCCTGCAAACGGTGCCGCCATTGAAGCAAGCTATCAACTTGAACTGCCATTCAAAACCTCAAATAATCTGCTTCGCTTCACCTGCTCGCTGTTGCTCTCAAGGGGAGAAGGGAGTTAAGTTATGAGGCTGACCTTTGAATATACCAAAACGGCAGGTGCGGGACTTTCACCGCAGGCAGTCCACATGATGGACAACGGCCTGCGGTTTATTTATCTGACCTCAGACGGACTGGTAGAAGCAAATGAATGTTTCCCGGATATGGGGCTGTATGACGAGCTTACCTACAAGGATAAAGGCAGAATATCCGCCGATTTCGAGGTAAGCAAGCCTCAGCTGAAAAAAGTGGCGCACCACGGCGCTTACGGATTCTGGAGCAGTGAGGACACCCATCGGTTCGTCATATATATGTTGCCGTATGACGTGTCGACGGCATTGGTGGACGGCAGTATTTCCTTTACGAAGGATAGTCCGGTATCACAGCTGAGCATTTCATTCATGAACCTCTGCGGTGAGCTTGTCGGCAGATACCGCTCGGTTATTTCCCCCAATACGATGCTGGAGATCAGCTTCACGATGGGCGGCAGTGCATGGCTCCCGCTTGGTCAGTTCTATATCGACCGGGTCAGTACATCATACCCGGAGGAAAGCATCTCAGTATCGGCTCGGAACGGAATCGGAAAGCTGCTCAAGGAACAGACATTTGATGATAACAACAGCTTTCTGAACGCAACGCTGAAGGATAACCTTGAGGCGATACTGCTGCTATCCGGTACAGAGAGCTACTTTGTCGGTGACCCTCAAAAATCATGGAAGCTGACATTCGAACCGGACACCAGTCTGCAGTCCGGAATTGATGAGGTTGTTTCTTTACTTCCCGGCTGGCAGCTTCGAGAGAATACAGACGGAACGGTCGGAATTGCTCCGATCACAGACAGCCGCTTTGAGCAGCCATCGGTTTATGTTTTCGAGCGCGACAAGACCTGTTTCAATTATGATGTGGAATACTCGGACGAGAACACTTGCGCAAAGCTGTGTGTTTCCTGTAAAGAGCCTGCCGCAACCGTTTATGTAACCCTTCCGCCGCACAGGTGGTGGGTTTCTCCGCAGCACAAGACGATGTATGTAGCCGTGCCTAACGGAACGGGCAGCACCGAGCTTGCAGCATATGCGGATGAACTGGCAAAGCTGATTGCCATCAGCGGAAGAATTGAGAGTTTTGCCGGGATTTTCACGCCACAGCTGATTATCGGGGATGAAATAGAGCTTGTCGAAACGAACGGCAGACGCAGTAGAACCGGCACCGTTACGAGCGTCCGCCACAAGTTCGGAAAAGGCGGCTTTATCACCGAGTTCACCGTTGATAGTTCCGGCAGAAAAGGCAAGGCGCTTCTCAAGGACTATGTTTCTCAAATCGGAGGTAAGTCCACACGAAGCAATGTGGTAATCTCCTGATTATATTTCTGACAGCACTCCGTCTTGGGGTGCTGTTTTCATATTCAACAACAAGAAAAGAGGTAATTTTAATGAAAGAAATCTGGAACTGGATTCAGGTAGCAATCGCCGCTGCTGGAGGGTGGCTTGGTTACTTTCTGGGAGGGTGGGATGGCTTTTTGTATGCACTGCTCGCATTTGTTGTCATCGACTACATCACCGGACTGATGTGCGCGGTGCTTGATAAGAAGCTTTCCAGCGAGGTCGGCTTCCGAGGCATTTTCAAAAAGGTGCTTATCTTCTCGCTGGTGGCCATCGGACACATCATAGACAAAAGCGTAATCGGTGACGGCTCAGTGATCCGGACGGCGGTCATCTTTTTCTATCTCTCGAATGAGGGTGTTTCTATACTCGAAAATGCCGCGCACATCGGCCTGCCCGTACCGCAAAAGCTAAAAGACATTTTGGAACAGCTTCACAACAGAACGGAGGATAAATAAATGAACCTGCACAAGCTCATCTTCATAAACAACGCCTGCTACAAGGCAGGCAGAACCATCACACCAAAAGGCATTATGGTGCATTCCACCGGGGCCAATAACCCCAATCTCAAACGCTATGTCGGTCCCGATGACGGCCTGCTCGGTAGGAACCAGTACAACAACCACTGGAATCAGGACAAGCCGGACGGACGGCAGGTATGCGTCCATGCTTTCATCGGCAAGCTGAAGGATGGTACGGTCGCAACCTACCAGACGTTGCCGTGGAACATGGTCGGCTGGCACAGTGGCTCTGGTTCGAAGGGCAACGCGAATTATCTCGGTTATATTGGGTTTGAAATCTGTGAGGACGGTCTGAACGATGCCTCGTATTTTTCTGCCATTTATAAAGAAGCCGTGGAGCTTTGTGTTTACCTCTGCAAGCAGTACAACCTGACGGAGAAGGACATCATCTGTCACAGCGAGGGACACACGCTCGGCATTGCCTCCAACCACGGCGATGTGATGCACTGGTTTCCGAAGCACGGAAAGTCGATGGATACCTTCCGCACCGACGTAAAATCGGGTCTTGCCTCTTCCGCACCCGTAGAGCCGACCACGCCGAAAAAGTATTACCGAATTCAGCTTGGTGCGTTTTCTGTCAAGGCAAACGCCGACGCTATGCTCAGTAAGGTCAAGGCGGCTGGCTTCACCGACGCATTCATCAAGTACAGCGAATAAATGATACCCCGCTCCTATTTATAAATCCATAGACCAGAAGTCAAGTTCATGACCCGCAGTTTAAAACAAGCCCCGTGTTTGTGATTATTTCACATTCATGGGGCTTGTTTTGTTTGTGGGGTTCGAATTCACCGTTTTTTCTTTGACTGGGACTTAGAGGGAGATATGTAACTCGCCCCTCTGAGGAGGTAGTCAACGTGACAATCGAACAAAAATCAACCATAATTCGCCTGCGTTCTGAGGGCTGTAAATATGCCTCAATTGCCAAGGCTGTCGGTCTTTCGATTAACACTGTGAAAAGCTATTGTCGCAGACGCAGACATAGTTTAGCTTTGGCTGCAGATAAATCGACTGTTATTGACGATGCATCACGCTGCAAGCAATGCGGACAGCCACTTGTGAATAAGAGTGGGAGCAAGCCAAAGAAATTTTGCTCAGATAAATGTCGCAACACGTGGTGGAAAGCACATCCGAATGTCGAAAACAGGAAGGCATATTACAGTAAGATTTGCGTTCATTGCGGTAAATCATATACGGTCTACGGCAGACCAAACAGTAAGTTCTGCTGCCATGCGTGCTCTGCACAGCACCGCGTTAAAAGAGCGGAGGCAGATGTATGACGCAGGACAGGAAAACTGAGTTGATGAAATACAAAGCCATCGTCGCTGTGTTGAAAAAGTGGTTGTCCGAGGGGCATATTACTGTTGATGATTACGCCAAAATTGAAGAAAACCTCGCAGTCAAATACAACGTATCTTTGTGCAGTATATGGCGCGAATTGCCTTGACTTTACAGCCTTTTAGAGCGAATATGTACCCCCTGAAAGGAGGTGGAGTATCTATGGCGAACAGCAGAATTACACAGATAGAGTTTACACAGCGAGACCATTTTTCCAGCAAGCGCGTAGCGGCATACGCCCGTGTCTCATCGGGCAAGGACGCAATGCTTCAATCGCTGGCATCGCAAGTTAGCTATTACAGCGACTTGATTCAAAAGCATTGTGATTGGGAGTACGTCGGCGTATATGCAGACGAAGCGAAAACCGGCACGAAGGACAGCCGTGAGAGTTTTCAGCGCTTGCTGTCAGATTGTCGCGCAGGGAAAATCGATATGATCATCACAAAATCCATATCACGCTTTGCTCGAAACACAGTCACGCTGCTGTCAACAGTACGAGAGCTAAAGGCGCTTGGAATTGATGTGTTTTTTGAAGAACAGAATATCCACAGCTTGAGCGCTGACGGTGAGCTGATGTTGACAATTCTTGCATCCTACGCGCAGGAGGAAAGCATGTCGGCAAGTGAAAACCAGAAATGGCGTATTAAGCGAAACTTCGAGGCAGGAAAACCTTGGGACTGCACGATTCTCGGATACAGAGCGAAAAACGGTGTTTTCGAGATAGTACTCGAAGAGGCGGAAACGGTGCGTCTGGTTTTTAAATGGTACCTTGATGGGCTTGGCAGACAAGCAATCGCCAACCGGCTCAACGAGCTGGGCGTTCCTACGCGCTTTGAAAAGACGTGGCATCAGGACACCATCAGCAAGATGCTCCGGAATGAAAAATACGCTGGCGACCTGCTTCTGCAAAAGACCTTCCGCACCGACCACCTGACAAAGCAGACGAGGATAAACCACGGTGAACTTCCTATGTACCACGTTCAGGACGCACACGAGCCTATCATCGACCGAGCAACCTTCGAGGCGGTACAGCAGGAGCTTGCCCGACGAACGGAGAGTATTCCTATAAAGTCCGGTTCTGCTACAGCGTTCACTGGTAAAATACGCTGTGGAATCTGTGGGAAGAATTACCGCCGCAAGACCACGCACACCGGCATTGTGTGGGTTTGCGCTACCTACAACACCAAGGGCAAGAAATACTGCGCTTCAAAGCAGATACCGGAGGAAACGCTAAAAGCCGTTACTGCCGAAACGCTCGGCTGCGATTCCTTTGACGAGGACGCTTTCTCAGAGCGCATTGCCTTCATTACCGCGTTGCCGAACAACACTTTGGAGTTTACCTTTGCGGACGGACATTCGGAAAAAGCCGCATGGGAAGACCGCTCGCGTCGGGAGAGCTGGACAGCTGATAAGCGACAAGCTGCACGAGAAAAAGCGACAAGGAGGAACGGTTGATGGCAAGAACAATAACAATGATACCTGCGACGGTCACATCGCGCTTTTCCAATCTTGCCGTGTCTGTGCCGAAGCAGCGCAGGGTTGCCGGATATGCCCGCGTTTCCACGGAGAAGGAAGAACAGCAATCAAGCTACGAAGCGCAGGTCGATTACTACACCAAGTATATTAAGGAGCGCCCTGATTGGGACTTCGTTTTTGTGTATACGGATGAGGGTATTTCGGCAACTAACACAAAAAAGCGCGACGGTTTCAATCAAATGATAAAGGATGCGCTGGACGGTAAAATTGACCTAATAATTACGAAATCGGTCAGTCGGTTTGCAAGAAACACAGTCGACAGCCTTACAGCGGTACGAAAGCTCAAGGCGGCAAACATCGAAATTTATTTTGAGAAGGAAAATATCTGGACGTTTGACGCTAAGGGTGAGTTGCTTATTACTATAATGTCATCGCTGGCGCAAGAAGAAAGTCGCTCTATTTCGGAGAATGTCACATGGGGCTGGCGCAAGCGTATCGCCGACGGCAAGGTGTCCATGTCATACGGACAGTTTCTCGGATATGCGAAAGGTACGGACGGTACGCCACAGATCGTGCCGGAGGAAGCGGAAATTGTGCGATTGATTTACACGATGTTCCTGCAGGGCAAAACGCCCACGGCGATTGCAAAGCACCTCACAGCGCAAGGCATACCGACGCCCGGCGGCAAGGAGCGCTGGCAGTGTAATGTGGTCGAAAGTATCCTCACCAATGAAAAATACAAGGGTGACGCGCTTCTTCAAAAGACCTTTACGACGGACTTCTTGACGAAGAAAATGAAGCCAAACGAGGGCGAGGTACCTCAGTTTTATGTTACGGACAGTCACGACGGCATCATAAATGCCGAGGACTTTGATATGGTACAGGCAGAATTCGCACGGCGCAGGGCATTAGGTCGCAGTTACAATTGCATGAGCTGCTTTTCAGCGAAGCTGGTCTGTGGCGATTGCGGCGGCTTCTTCGGCTCGAAGGTCTGGCACTCAACGGACAAATACCGCCGCGTGATATGGCAATGCAACAGTAAATTCAAAAATGATGAAAAATGTACTACGCCGCATTTGACTGAAGATGAGATAAAGGAACGCTTCATTCGGGCATGGAACGATATGCAGGACATCACCGATGAAGTAATCCTCGAGTGCCGGTTGGCTCTTACTGAGCTTTTTGACAGCGACGCCATTGATGACGAAATTGCTGCGAAGAACGCTGAAGCCGAGGTGCTTATCGAAATGAACCGCAAACACATCGCCAAAAACGCATCGACGGCGCAGGATCAGAAAACATACAAAAAGCGGCAGGATGAGCTCGTGTCAAAGTACAACGCTGTGGCAAAACGAATAGACGAGCTCAAGACCGAAAAGGAAAAACGAAAAATGCAGCGCACAGTACTCACAGCCTTTGTTGACACAATGGAGCAACAACGCGAGTCGCTTACGGAATTTGATGAGAGTCTCTGGTTGGCAGTCGTGGAAAAAGCCACAGTCTACAATGGCGGACGAATTGTTTTTATATTGATGAACGGTACTGAAATTGAATAAGCAAACGGGAACAGACTCCCTGCGTCGAAAACGATGTGGGGAGCTTTCTTGTTTCGTCGATTTATGCGTTACACTCAAAACCCTGGTTTGCACCACAAATGCACCAAAGCTCGAAAAATGCACCAAAATACTGCTCGTTAACGATTTGTTGGAGGTGCGGCGGCGATTGGAAGTAAAATTGGCGTTTCAAAGGCAAAAATCGATGCTCGACATGGCTGGCGGTTCTCGCTTTTCAAAACGAAAACAGCCCGAAAAGCCTGCAAATACGGCATTTTCGGGCATAAAGATGTCGCAGAGAACGAATACAATCATTGTATCAATTCTCTGCGACATAGTTGGTGCGGGTAACAGGACTTGAACCTGCATGCCCTTGCGAGCATATGGACCTGAACCATACGCGTCTGCCAATTCCGCCATACCCGCAGATAAAAGCGCATCGGAAATTCCGATAGGGCAAGAGTT